AGAACAGAGCTGAAAGCCGGGAATAATCTGCCCGGTGCAAAGCTCGGCAGGACTCAGAGCCTGGTCATAAAGTGAGGTGCAGTCATGGGAATACCAATTCTGATCTACGGCAGAAGCGGAACAGGAAAAAGCCGAAGCCTTAAAAATTTCGGCGAGGATGAAATAACGCTGATAAATGTTGAAAGCAAGCCGCTTCCGTTTCGTAAGAGATTCAAATACACAATAAACACTGATCAATACGGTAAGATCATGGAAGCATTGAGCAAAACACCGTCCGACACAACTGTAATTGATGATGCCGGTTATCTGCTGACAAATATGTTTATGCGTGGTCATGCTTCAAGAGGAACAGGCTCTTCAACATTTGATCTTTACAACGATATCGGTGACAGCTTCTGGAAACTAATTAAATTTATCAAAACATTGCCGGAAAACAAGATCGTATACATCGTTATGCACGAAGAACAAAATGACAACGGTGCCGTAAAGCTTAAAATGCTTGGAAAGCTTCTTGAACAAAAGGTTTGTGTCGAGGGTATGGTAACTATCGTGATCCGCTGTATGTGTGACGAAGACAGGCATTATTTCAGGGTTACAAACAATGGCGCAGACATCACAAAAGCGCCGGAAGATATGTTTGAAAAACCCGAAATGGACAACGATCTTAAGCAGGTTGACAGCATTATAAGAGAATATTACGGCTTAAAAAAATAATTTTTTCTGAAATTTGACCTTTTCAGGTTAAGTAAGCAAGGTTTTTTACAGGACTTTTGAAGAATGTGGAGTTGGCTGATAACTCAGGGGGCACAAATAATTCCTAATTCCTGACTCCTAATTCCTAATTAATAGAAAGTGAGGATATTAAAAATGAGAGCATTCAAGGATTATGAATCAACACCGGAATACACGGAGAGCGTGAAGCTTCCCGCAGGCGCATACGAGGTGACGATAAAAAGAGCAGAGGACAGCGATAATGCACTGTGCATCCTGTTCGATATCTCAGAAGGCGATTACAAGAACTTTTTTATTGACAAGTTCAACAGTGACAGGAGAAACTACCCCGAAAATGCAAAGTTCAAGGGTGTGTACAGACTCTGGTATCCTGACGGAAGCCAGTACGCAGAGGACAGCAAAAAGCGCATGAAAACAGTGCTCAAGCTTATCAAGGATGAAAACAAGCTGAACGTAGACTACTCGAAAGAATGGGACGGTGCTGCGCTCAAGGGCGCAAAGATCGGCATGATCTTCCGTGACACCGAGTACGACTACAACGGACATCACGGCTTTACCGCGCAGCCTTACGGTGTGATCTCCCTCGAAGCACTCAGGACAGGAAAGTACAATATTCCTGAACCAAAACGGCTTAAAGGAAGCTCTGCGGATCCTTCTTACGCAAGTGCTGAAACATACGCCGACCTTCCTACAGATGAGGATCTGCCGTTCTGATGGAGCTGAGAGATTATCAAAGCGATCTGATAAACAGGCTTTTCAAGGCATATTCAGACGGATACAAGGCACCGTGCATCGTCCTTCCTTGCGGCGGCGGTAAGTCTGTTATCGTTGCCGCCGTTGCAAAGCGTTTTACAGATGAAGGAAAAACAGTGCTGTTTCTGGTTCATCGGAAAGAACTGTGTGAACAGATAGAAAAAACCTTTTTTAATTTTGGTGTCGATATGAAGCTGTGCCGGATCGTGATGGTTCAGACAATGACAAGAAGGCTGAGAAATGCTTCTGTACCCGATCTGATCATCACGGACGAAAATCATCACAGCAAAGCCGTTACATACAAACGTGTCTACGATGCCTTTCCCGTCACAAAGAGAGTAGGCGTGACTGCCACTCCGGAAAGAACGGACGGCTCGGGACTTATTGACGTTAACGATATTCTTATCGAGGGCATTACGGCTAAAGAGCTTATCACACAAAACTATCTGTCGCCATACGACTATTATGCGCCGAATATAAAAATGCCGAAATTCCGAATAAAGCACGGTGATTTTGATATATCTCAGGTGATGGACTTTTTCAGAGATAACATCCGGATAATTTACGGCGATGTGCTGAAACACTACAAAAAATTAGCTTCCGGAAAGCAAGCTATATGTTATCTTCCGGGAATAGAGATTTCAAAAGAAACAGCAGAGCTTTTCAATGCGGACGGCATCAGAGCTTCGCATATTGACGGCGATACTCCAAAGGCAGAACGTAAGCGTATCATCAATGATTTCCGTGACGGCAAGATAAAAATACTTTGCAATGTCGATTTAATTTCAGAGGGCTTCGATGTGCCTGACTGTGAATGTGTTATCTTGCTCAGACCTACAAAATCGCTGATACTTTACATACAGCAGTCTATGAGGTGCATGAGATACAAGGAAGGCAAGCGGGCAATAATAATAGATCACGTCAACAACATAGCTCTTCACGGTTTTCCGGATGCGGACAGAGAATGGAAGCTTGAAGGACATCCCAAAAAGAAAACAGGCGAAATGCCTGTAAAGACCTGTCCTCAGTGCTTTGCCTGTGTGCCGATGGGAACGGTTGAATGTCCTCACTGCGGTCATGTGTTTACTGTTGAGAAGAGAAAAAGCAGCATCGAATATGACAGGGAATTTGAGCTTGTCAGACTTGAAACAGCAGAAAAAAGAGTAAGATTCTATCTCAGTCCGAAGGAATGTCAGACGGTGGAAGAGCTTAAAATATATGCCCGTCAGCACGGATATAAACCGGGATGGGTATGGTTTCAGCAAAAGTCAAGGGGGTGGCTCGGCAGTGAAAAGCGAAACGCAAATACAAAACGCTATCCGTGTCGCGCTGTCTGAGATAGGTATCGTTCGCCGGAACAATGTAGGCGTTTATCTCACAAGAAACGGTACTCCGATCGCCATAGGCATACCCGGAGAGCCTGATCTGACGCTTTTTACAAAGACCGGTGAAACTATATTCATTGAAATAAAAACCCCCACAGGACGGCAGAGCGGGAAACAAAAGCACTTTCAGAAAGTAGTTGAAAGTTATGGATTCAGATACTTGATAATGCGGTCTGTAGAGGATGCAAATAAATTGATCTCGGAGGTGAAACATGAATAATGAAGGTTTTATAAAACTGCACAGAAAAATGCTTGAATGGGCATGGACGGATGATCCCACTGTATTTTACTTCTTTGTCAAGCTGATTTTTGCCGTAAATTATAAAGATAAATTATGGCACGGTATTACTATAAAGCGTGGGCAGATCGTTACAAGTGTCGGCAGTTTATGTGAGATTATGAATCTGAGTAAGACGGCAGTCAAGCGTTGTCTTAAATGTCTTACTCAGACAGGTGAGATTTCAGATGAAGTCAAGCCTAACAAATATCGTATAATAACAGTCACAAATTACAATAAATATCAAGATACAGTCGGTATTTTAAATACCAACAGCAGTACCAACAGCAGTACCAACAGCAGTACCAACAGCAGTACCAACAGCAGTACCACAACTAAAGAAAGAAAGAAAGTATCTTTTTCCCCTAAGGGGAAAAAGATACGGGGTCGGGTCGAAAAAAAGAAAAATAAGCTGACCGAAAAGAAAATGAAATGGACTTTCGGAGATGTGAAAGAATTTGCAAAGACCGTTCCCGGCGGAGACGATTACAATGCCTGCGACTTCCGCAGGGGCTTCGTAAAATCAGGCACGGCATTTCCTGACAACTGGCAGGATGTTTTCAGAAGCTTTGCGTCAGCCGGACTTGAAGCACAGGAAGAATTTCTGAAAAAGCTTGAAAGCGGTGATTACATCAGCAAGTGGGGAATGGGAGAATGGTAGCAGAAACAGAACTTGAATACAAGATCGTAGGGTCTGTGCTTTTGCTTGATGCGCCGGAAAGGCAGAGAATATTTGCATCGGTAAGCGTGGATTTTTTCTCGGACAGCACAGCAAAGGGTATTTACAAAAAGCTTTCAGCACTCTGCGCAGATTATCCGGGGGCAGATTACACTGTTTTAGCGGCGGCACTGGAAAAAAACGAACAGACAGCAGCAGTCCTTGCAATGCAGTCCATGATCTCGCCGTCGATCGCAGAAAATCAGCTTGAGGATACACTGAAAGCCGTCAGGGAACTGTACGCAGACCGCCGGATAAAAAAAGAGGTGAGTGAGCTTTCTCTTGAAAACCGCATAAGCGTAAACGACCTCAGACAGCTTGTGACAAGCGCAGAAAACCTCGCGGCAGAGCTTGCCGAATCGAGCGGGGAAAAATACCTTCGTCAGTACCGTGAGCCGATAAAGCTTATTCCGACAGGCTTTCCGGAGCTTGACGGAACGCTTGGCGGCGGACTTCTGGCGGGAACACTTTCGAGCATAGGCGCAAGACCCAGCACCGGGAAAACTACATATGCAATAAACATTGCCGCTCACAATCCGGACAGGAAGATGATGTTTTTCAGCATCGAAATGTCGGCGGGGATGATCTATGACAGACTTATTGCTGACACTGCTGACATAGACTACAGTCTGACCGGACGGCACAAGGCAGCAGTTGAAACAGTCAGTGCAGTCATTGACAGGTACAAAAATCTTGAGGTCGTTGACGACACCGCAAAGGTCGAAAAGATCGTTGACAGGATATACACCGAAAAACCGGAGATAGTGATAATTGATTTTATCCAGATAGTTACGTCAAGCCGGAAATTCGTTGACAATAGGCAGAGGATAGATTATATTTCGCAGATGCTGAAACAGGCGGCAAAGGCGACAGGGTGCTGTATCATCACGCTGTCGCAGCTGACAAGGGCAGGCAAAGACAAGCCGACCATGAGCGACCTGAAAGAGAGCGGCGGACTTGAACAGGACAGTGACTATGTGCTTTTGCTGTACCGTCCCTACGTCAACGACAAGAGCGGCAGTGAAGCCGACCCGAAGGACACGACTATCACTCTTGACAAAAACAAATTCGGCAGCACAAGGGAGTTTAAATACGAATTTGACGGACGTAAGCAGAGATTTACAGAGCTGCCGGACAGCAAAGACGAGATAAAACTCCCGGTAAAGCATGAAAATACAGCTGACGGTATTGACGAGGATCTGCCGTTTTGACAGCAATGCTGTAAAACGTCAGAATCGCCCTGTAAAACGATTTATTTTCAGGTGTATAAATTGATTGATTATTATATAAACTACGCTTACAGAGCTGTATAGTTAAAAAGAGAGGGTGTGTGGTGTTATAGACGTGAGGAAATATGAAACGAGGATAAAAATGCTGACCGACAGAGCAAAGAAAAACAGCGATTACATAAACGATCTTGACATAGGCGAGAGCTGTTATCTGTTGTCGCTGATAACTTTGATCCGTTCGTTTCGTATGAAGCTGATAACGCAGGACGAACTTTTTCATAAGCAGAAGGAGCTTGAAAGACAGCTTGAAAAATACTATCAATGGGGTGAGATATTCGAGCGGCATGTAAGCATCCGCAACAGATACAGCAACGTCCTCACCGAAGCGGAAAAGCAGGGCTGTCCGATCTGCAAAAAGCTTGTACGGATTTTTGACGGACGGGATCTGAGCTTATAGAAAGAGGAGGTATAAAAAATGGCTGAGATGATAGTCAATCTGATATTTTTAGCCGTGGGCGTGGTGTTTGACATCTGCCTTTCGGCACTGCTTGCAGTAGGTAAAGACGAGTGATTTACGGGAGGGTTGAAAATGCGTGAGATACTTTTTAGAGGGAAACGAGTTGACAATGGTACATGGGCTTATGGAGATTTGACACATTGTGATGATGAAATGGAAATTAACAGTGAATCGCACGGAGAAAACGGTGGCTATATAATCCCTGAAACAATAGGTCAGTATACAGGTTTAAAAGATAAGAACGGTGTAAAGATTTTTGAAGGGGATATATTGTCAGGACACCTTGATGATCTATTTCCAGAAGACGAATCACGTTATCCTGTTGTATGGCATGACTACGGGTGGCATATAAAATGCGGTAACAAATCCTTCGATACACTTGAGCAATGGTGGGTAGCCAAATTCCTTGAAGTTATCGGCAACTTACACGACAATCCGGAACTGCTGGAGAGGGGTGCAGAAAATGAATAAACAGGAAGCAAAAGCGGATGCAGGAAAACCAATGCTTACACTTGTGCCGAGACAGATACTCTTTGATATTGCCAAAGTCAGAGAGTACGGCACAAAGAAGTACGGCGATCCTGACAACTGGAAGCAGGTTGAAAAGCAAAGATACAGGGATGCGGCTTTCAGACACTTCATGTCATACCTTGACGATCCGCAGGGGACAGACGAAGAAAGCGGGCTTACTCATCTTTCGCACCTTGCCTGCAACATTGCTTTTCTTTGTGAAATGGAAGGGCGGGAAGAAAATGAAGATCAATAAATGCAAGTACTGCGGCGATATGCCAAAGCAGACAACCCACGAGGGCAGAAACAGAATAGGCAGGCTCGGTTTTGTTTCAGTGATGCAGTGCCCGGGGTGCCTTCGGCGTGTCGAAACTTTCAGCGATACTCCCGGACGTGCCGCTGAAAAATGCGTGCAGTACTGGAACTGGGGTGCGGCTGACAAGATGTAACGAAGGGAGAGGATAACTTGACAGCAAAAGAATACCTACAGCAGGCGAGGACCCTTGATATGCTGATAAATGCAAAGCAGGATGAGCTGTATGCGCTCAGGCTGACAGCAACCTCTGTGAGGGGTCCGGTGCTTGGCGATAAGGTCAAGTCAGGCAGTACAAACAATGCTATGCAGATTGTTGACAAGATCATAGCTTTGCAGGAAACTATTAATGAGGAAATCGACAGGCTTGTGGAGCTGAAAGCTGAGATACATAACAGGATCGAAAAACTTTCAGACCCGTATGAAAAACTGATACTTACAGAAAGGTATCTGAATAATAAAAGCTGGGAGGAAATATCAAATCTGCTTCACTATGAGGAACGAAACACGCAGTATTTGCACGGAAAAGCTTTGCAGCATTTTGCACCTTTTTGCAGTTCTTTGCATTGAATTGCAGTAGCTTGATAAGTTATAATTAAACTGTGAAACAATAATTCAGAGTACAAGGATACTTACATTCCTCTTTGAATAAAATTGCATGAGAGCCGTTCCGGTCGGGGGCGGCTTTTGTATTGTGAGGATAGAGTGACATACTCCCCCACCTATAGAGGCGGGGGACTTCTTGCCCATTTAGGTTAAAGGACGGTGTTACAATGCTGAAAATCTGCATAACCTGCGGGAAAATGCACAGGTTTAACGAATTATGTCCTGTGAGAGCGGAACGTGACAGACGCCGCAGGGCTGAATATGACCGCAGCGGTTATGAACGTTCAAGTGAAGCGGACAGATTCAGAAATACTAAGAAATGGCAGAGAAAACGCAATGAAATAAAAAACCGTGACCTGAACTTATGCCGATGGTGCTTTCTGATAAATCACAAAATTACAACAGACGATCTCAGTGTACATCATATCATTCCGCTTGAAAAGGATCTAAGTCTGCGCCTTGCGGACGGAAACCTCATTTCTCTCTGCCGTAAATGCCATGAAAAAGCAGAAAAAGGCTTGATAAGCGCCGATGAACTGAGAAAAATTATCAGAATTCCTATGAAAATATCGTAAAATTGCCCCTGAAAACCGCATAAAATCAGGTGTAAAAATGCACAAAAAAAGGGGCGCTTTTTTGACACCCCCCCCGGGGTAAAACGGGCGTTTTTTGGTAAAGTCCGACACCTAAACGGCTGCCCACAAGAACACAAACATTTTTGAAAATGAAACTTTTGGAAGGGGTGAGAATATGGGGAGACCGGCTAAATCTGTTGATGTACAAAGCGGCGCAATGACAAACAGGGAAAAACAGGAAAGACAAGGAACGGAAAAGAAACTGCAGGGCGGCTGTTCGCCCCACGTGCGCCCTTCCTTTGCTATAACGAAGGAACAAAAGAAGATTTTTAATAAAATTAAGGGACTGTTTGAGGATGCGGGGATGCTCGGTGAGCTTGACTGCTATGTGCTGACAGAAGGTGCGGTGATTATTGATCGGCTGCATGAAATTGACAGGCAGATTAATGAGGATCCACAGCTGCTGTTTGACCGGGATGTGTGCAATACCAGAAAAGAATATATGCAGAATTTTTTCAGGGTCTGCAATGAGCTGTCGCTGAGTCCTCAGGCCCGGGCTAAAATGGGTATTATCGCCGCCGGAAAAGGGGCGCAGAAAAAAGACCCCATTACCGCAATTTTCGGAGAGGATGAGGACGAGGTATGACATGGATGGAGCAGTATTTCAGGTGTATACGGCTTTCAATCAGGCTGATCGGGATGGGAAAGCACCGGGACGGGCGGAAAATGTTTGAAGCCGCCAAAAGGCTTGACAAGCTGATGCAGAGTAGTATAATTTAAGCAGGGTAACTTGTTATCTGAAATAAAAATCGCTTAGAAAGGATTCTGAGAAGTGGAAAGGGATATTGAATATGCAAAAGCCGTTGTCTCAAAAAAGATAAATGCGCCGAGATACGTCAAAAAGCAGTGCAGAATATACCTCAGGATCGCTGAGGACAAGGACAAAAAATTCTGCATTAACGAGAAGAAAAGAGAACAGATTATCAGTCTGACCAAACTGCTTATAATCCCGAGAGGACTTATGGCAGGAAAAACAGTCTTTGAGACCCTTTCGGGCTTTCAATGGCTGTTTCTTTTTGCTGTGCTTACTGTCGTTTACCGTGAGGATATGCAGCTGAGAAGATACGAAACGGCTGTTCTTGAAATTTGCCGGAAAAACGGTAAAACCTTTCTTATTGCGCTTGTTTTTATCGTCTTATTCTTTATCGAGCCTAAATTTTCAAAATTCTACAGTGTTGCGCCCGATGGTCAGCTGTCAAGAGAGATTCAGACTCAGATTCGTGAAATAATCAGCTCAAGCCCTGCCCTTGAAGGAAAATTCAAGATCAGGCGGGATGATATCCTATGTCTTATCAATCAGAATGATTATATCCCGTTGTCGTTTTCTACCTCACGTCTTGACGGCAAGCTGCCTAATGCCTTTGTGGCTGATGAGGTGGGCGCGCTTACCACAAACTATCCTGTTGAAGCTATGCGCTCAGGTCAGCTTACCATAAAAAACAAGCTCGGCTGTATTATTTCCACGAAGTACCCGACAATAGAGAATCCTTTTGAAGATGAGGTCAAAAAGGCTAAGCAGGTACTTGACGGGATAGTTGACGATGAAACGGTTTTTTCCCTTCTGTATGAGCCTGACAAGGTGAAAAACTGGGAGACCGACACGGGAATTATTGAACAGGGAAATCCCCTTGCGCTGGAAGTTCCCGAGATAATGAAAGACCTTCTGAAAAAGAGAACGGACGCTGTTATCATGCCCTCAAAGCGTGAAAATTTCCTGACAAAACACTGCAACATCATCTATCAGGGCATGGGTACTGAAACATACATTGACCCTCAGGATGTTATTGCCTGTAGGAGCGCAGAGCCTATCGACTGGAGAGGGCGCACCGCTTATATAGGCGTTGATCTTTCGGAAACAACAGACAACACTGCTGTTGCAATTGCCGCTCTTGATGATGACGGACAGACGATTTTAGCGGATGTTACAGGCTTCGTTCCGACTGACAGTGTTGACAGCAAGAGTCTCACTGAGAAAATGCCCTACAGAGAATTCATTGAGGAAATGTGCTGTATCGACTGCGGGGACAGGGTCATTGATTACGGTGTTGTTGAGGAATTTGTGTTCAATATCGAAAAGGTTTACGGGTGCAGGATAGCTTACATCGGGTACGACCGCAGAAATGCTATGTCGTCCGCTCAGAAGTGGGAAAAATCTTATGTCACCGCCGAGATTGCTCAGCATTCGAGTGTTCTGCACAGCCCTACGAAGCTGCTTAAAGAGAAGATCTTGCAGCACAAATTCAGGTACAAGGCTAACAGGCTGCTTGAGATCAACTTCCAGAATGCGCGGTGCAGGTTTGATACAAACAAGAATATGTTTGTGGATAAAAAAAGAAGCGCCGGAAAGGTCGATATGGTTATCGCTCTGATCAATGCGGTCTGCCTACTGGAGCAATACGAGCTTCTCGGTCAGAACGGTTTTATGGACTGGGGAGTGCAGATGTAAAGGGGGAGCTCTTCAATGTCAAGCATCCGGAAGCGGATGTTTTATTTTTTATGAGGTGAGTGTGAAATGGGGATAATAAACAGACTGTTCAGGAGAGAAATACGGGCGGATGACGCTCAGATCGTGGAAGTACAGATGGACGATGAGCTTAAACGGCTGCTGGGGGTAAGCATAAGCGAAGAAACGGCTATGAATATCCCTGCTGTGGCTGCCTGCGTCAATTTTATCTGCGGGAAGATCGCCGAACTGCCTATCAGACTTTACAAGGATGATCTCAGCGGCAAGGCTGAGGAAGTTACCAATGACGCGCGTCTCGGGCTGCTGAATGACGAAACGGGTGATCTTTTAGACCCGTTTCAGATGAAATTTGCAGTTGTCCGTGATTTTCTGCTTCACGGCAGCGGGTATCTTTTTCCCGAAATGAGAGGGAATGAGTTTGTGTCCCTCAGATATGTGGACAAAAGAAACGTGCAGTTTATCAAAAACGAGGATCCTATCTTCAAAACCGCAAGGTGCGTTATCGGGACAAGAACTTTTTTTGAAGATGAGATAATACGTATCTGCCGCAACAGCCGTGACGGTGTTACGGGCAGGGGGATCGTTGACGAGAACAGAGAAATTTTAGAAACTGCATACAAGGAAATACTTTTTGAAAAATATCTGGTCAGGAAAGGCGGAAACAAAAAGGGCTTTCTGCAAACCGATCAGAGGGTGGAGCAGGCTGTAATTGATGATATCAGAAAGAAATGGGAAGAGTTCTACGCTAACAACGAATCAACAATGCTGGTTCTCAATAATGGTCTGAAATTCGTTGAAAGCAGCAATACAAGCGTTGAAATGCAGCTTGACGAAAGTATCAGGCGTAATAATGAGATGATCTGTCAGCTTTTCGGGCTGTCGTCAAGGGTCATAAGCGGAACGGCGGGGGATGATGAATATGTTACCGCTATAAAAACAGCGGTCATACCGGTCTGTACAGCCTTTCAGGCGGCTTTGAACAAGGGCTTTCTGCTGCCGTCCCAGAGAAAACAGTATTACTGGCAGTTCGATATGAAACAGCTGCTCAAGGGCGATATCCTCAAGCGTTATCAGGCGTATTCGACCGCGCTGAAGGACGGATGGCTGCAAAAAGATGAAGTGCGGTATGAAGAGGATTATGAGCCCTATGGCTTTAATTTCATAACTCTTAGTCTTAGTGATGTACTGCTTGACATGGACAATCGGGTACTTTACACGCCTAACACAAATCAGGCTGTAAGGCTCGGTGAGGGCGGTATCTCCTTAGGTACACAAACACCCGATACCGGTCAAAAAAACGTTGACAACGGCGTCGAGAGTGGTATAATTGAGGAAAGAAGTAATGACGGCAGTCACTACAAAAAAAGGTGAGCACGGGCATTTTGCGGGAAGTACACCGTATGCTTCGGGCGGCAGTTCGGGTAGTTCGGGCGGCAGTTCGGGAAATCTCAAACTTGGAGACATACATATTTATCGTTCTGTTGGTGCTAAGGCTAAAAATTATGAAGTGATGGATTTGCAAACAGGTGAAAAGTTTCATTTCGTTGAAGGAACAAGAATACAGGATGTAGAGGTTTTTGCGGGTAAAGGAGTAAAAACACCCTATAGAAACGCTTGGAAATATGTAAGAGATTTTGGCGGAAAAGAAAAGGATTGGCAGCACGTCAAGGGAAAGGGCATTCTTGATTATTATGGTGAAGACCGTAGAGCCGAAGTTCACTGGTCACAATGTGCAGGAATCGGGAAGGTTGATTTCTTTATTAAGAGGTGGTTGGAATGAAAGTAAAATACATCGGAAAAGAATATTTAGGCAGAGCTTTTGAAAAAGATAAAGTGTATGAGGTAATCTCTATTGAGAAGGATTGGTACAGAATAATGACAGAACTCGATGAAGATTATCTTTTTCCGCCCGAATTGTTTGAAATTGTAGAGGAATAAACTAACCGCTCTCACTGAGGGCGGTTTTGTTATACCGTAAACTCAGAAATGATTCTATGTTTAACTTGATGAGTTGACTCTTAAACTAAAACTCAATGCCGAAAAACCGCTTGAAACAGCCGTTTTTTTAACCTGTTCTTAACTTGTTTTGACTAAAAAAAGAAACTTGTTGACCAAATATAAAAATCAAAACAAGTTATTTTTGATTCTAACTGCTCTCGCTGAGGGCGGTATTTTTATGCCCTGATTGGGGAAAATTGGGGAATAAAATCGGGGAATGTTAACTTGCTTAACCGATTTAAAATGCTGTTTAGTTAAGAAAAAACGGCTTGGTTATGCGGTTTTTTAACTTGCCTGTAACTTGCCGTTGACTAATCCTTGACTAAAAAAACAGCCCTGCTGTCATTCCGAGCGTAAGCGAGGAATCTTTTTCACGAAAGCAGCCTTGCTGCAAAGATTTCTCGTCACTCCGTTCCTCGAAATGACAGGAGAGATCGTATTTTAAACGGCAAATTTACGGAAAATCCGCAAAAACGGCTTTTAAAATCTAATAAATTACCGTCTTGTTTAAAACAGGGCGGTTTTGTTATACCGTGAAAGGAGATAAAACATGAATAACAACAGCAATAACAGCAGCGGAGTGAGCTGCACTGGATTTTTTGTAGTGCTGCTGGGAGTGGCATTTATCATTATGAAAATTGTCGGCGTGATCGAATGGAGCTGGGTATGGGTGCTTGCGCCTATCTGGATATATGCGGCGCTTGTACTGTTCATTCTGGTTATCGGTTTGATTATTGCTTTCTGGAAAAGGAAGTGACGGTATGAATAAACGTGGACTTACTTTAGTGGAAGTAGTTGTTATTGTGGCGATACTTGCTATTCTGGCGGCTATTGCTGTGCCGTGTGTGATAGGTATTGCTGAATCAGGCGCAGATCAGACGGCAGAAAAACAGCTGACAGTTTACGACCAGAACGGTAATGTCATTGAAGAATACAAAGGTGAATGCACAGTCTGGTACAGCGGCGAAAAAGTAAGAGTGATCATCGACGGAAAAGAAACAACTTATGTTAATGCAACAGTGGTTGTAAGAGAGTGAGGAAACAGCATGACCTATGACGAGTGGGCGGAGGAGTACTACGAGACTGCAAGGCTCACGGAAGAAAAAATAAAAGAGTTCAGAAAGAAGCGAAGGGAAACAAAAAGCCCTTCGCTTCGTAGCTTGTACAGCGGAAAAATACAGTTGTACAAGGAACAGTATGACGATTGTATCGATGCCGCCGAAAAGCTGAAAAGACGGGCGATTAGAGAGAAAATAAAGAGAGGTAAAAAGATATGTTCAACATAAAATACGATCTTGCGGCTGATATTGCAAAGGTCAGTAAGATGCTGGGAGTAAGCGAAAGCGACTTCGTTAATTCTGTGCTTGAGAGGGAGCTGGTCTTGTACCGTGACCCCATAACGCATAAGATAGAGCCGAAGCGGGGCGAATATCTTGCAAACCGGCTTGAATGTAACCTTAATCCGGAAACGGAGCAGGTCTGGAAGCCGTGTTATATCCTGTACAAGCGGACGATGTATACATATCCGTACATCAGCATTATTGCGGACGGAAAGTTTATTTCCACGCCCGCAGACGGTGTGAAAGTCAGCGGAGAGCAGTCAGAGGTCAATAAATAACTTCACTCTCCACTCTTCACACTTCACACGTTTACGAGGGGGGTGGAAGTATGACGCTATCGGAGATCATGAAAATGAGTCAGGAAGCAATTGCAGGGCAAAGCCCGAATTAATGTGGAATGTGGAAAGTGGAAAGTGGAATTAATGGCGCGGATGCTTTTTCCGTTGTTAAGAGAAAAAGCTGACAGGTCATATAATTCCACACTCCACTCTTCACACTTTATTGAAGGGAGGTGAATTGGATGGAATTTGAGATGAGGGGTACGGACAGCGCCGAGATAAGCGGGTATGTTAATGCTGTTGAGCGTGAATCAAGAGTTCTGCACCGTGTGGGCGGTAAGCCGTTCAAAGAACTCGTTCGGCAGGGGACTTTCAGAAAGGCTCTCGAAAGCGGCAGAGTCGTAAGGCTTATGCTTGACCATGAACGAACTATCTGCGATACAAGCTCAGGGCTTGAACTGCGTGAGGACAATATCGGGCTTCATGCAAAGGCTGTGATCACCGACAAGGAGATCATCAAAGCCGGAAGAGAAGGCAGGCTTACAGGCTGGAGCTTCGGCTTCCGATGCAGAAAGGACAGTTGGAGCGAGGACGGCGAAATGCGTACCCTTGAGGATATCGAGCTTGACGAGGTGTCTGTACTTACGAAAACTCCCGCTTATAATGCAACAAGCATTGAACTGCGTGAAAGCGGAGAGATCAGGGAAGTCCGCTTTGAAAGCGGGTTCGATTTCAAACAGTCTGACAGCGCAAAGTCTGACCGCTTTGCGATGCAGAAAATAAAATACGAAGTTCTTAAAAGGAAAGGAAAGATGTATCATGACTAAACTTGAAGAAAAAAGAAATGCTCTTATGGAAGAAATGTCCGCCCTCTGCAACACTTCCGAAAATGAAGCGCGCAGCTTTACTGATGAGGAAAGCGCAAGATTTGACGTTATCTCAAAGGAGATCGACGCTCTTGACAAGCAGATCGAAAGACAGAACGAGGCGAGAAGTTTTGAGCTTAAAAAGCCCGCAGGCAGCCCCTCTGAGGGCGCAAAGGGAAGTGTTGAAGACGAGGAATACCGCAGCTTCGGAATGTATCTGAGAAGTCAGGTTACAGGCGACAAAGCTCTTGAAACACGCGCAAACATGGTATACGGCGACAACGGCGCAGTTATACCCAAAACCATTGTAAAAAAGATCATTGACAAGGTTGTAAATATTTCTCCTCTGTTCAGCGCTGCAACAAAGTACTACATCAAGGGCGATATTACTATCCCTTATGTCAACACTGCAAGCGGCGATATTACTGTAGCTTTTGCGAGTGAGTTTTCGAGCCTTACGGCTTCTGCGGTAAAGATCAGCTCCATTGAGCTTAAAGGCTTCCTGGCGGCTGCGCTTGTGGTGGTTTCCCGAAAGCTTATCAACAACAGTCAGTTTGATATCGTTTCGTTCGTTGTCAACAGAATGGCTCAGAAAATAGCAATTTTCATTGAAAACTATCTTATCAACGGCGGTACTTCAGCAACTCTCGGCGGTACTGCTTCGGGACTTAAACAGTCGGTTACTCAGTCTGTTTCAATTACCGCAGGCGGCTCTATCAACGGCGATTATCTTATTGAAGTACAGGATACTGTTCCCGATGCTTTTCAGGCAGGAGCGTTCTGGCTTATGTCCCCAAAGACCCGTACCGTTATCCGCAAGCTCAAGGACGGTCAGGGTAACTACCTTCTTATCAAGGATTTTTCAAGTCCCACAGGATATACTCTTCTCGGAAAGCCTGTTTACGTCAGCGACAATATGACAGCGTTCTCTCAGGCAGGCGCGGGAGACGATTTCCTCTATTACGGGGATTTCTCGGGACTTGCCGTAAAGATAGCGGAAGACCCCAACATTCAGGTGTTGAATGAAGTATATGCTACTCAGCACGCTACAGGCTTCGTGCTCTGGATGGAGCTCGACAACACTGTTGAGGATCCTCAGAAGATCGTTAAGGGCTGTGTTGTTGCTTCTCAGTAAGCTTCAATTTCTCTGCCGTCTTGCGGCGGCAGAGAATCATGAAAGGACTTGATGATATATGATCGTATCGGAGTTGACTGCGCAGTTTGTAGGGGAATGGCTGGGGTATGCTGTTCAGGGCGGGGAACTGTCAGAAGGCGACAGCCGTGATCTGACGGCGGCTCTGGCGGCTGCTAAGGCAAGGGCTAAGGGTTACACCGGTCTGACTGACGATCAGCTTGACGAGCATGAGGATATTACCATCGCTGTTCTCGGGCTGTGCAACGATTTCCTAACCGGAAACCGTCCCGAAGCCGCCGAATCGGGTATGAACAGAATGTCTGCCGCTATTTTAGCTATGCACTCGGTCAATTTGCTTTAGGCGGGGTGAGATTTTGAATAAAGTTGTTTTTAACAAGACTATTACCCTTGTGAAGTGCCGGACAGGATACGGGAGCAGCGGAGCAATTGACACTGTAAGAAAAAATGTAAGGGCTTCGGTGGATATGCCCGGCATCAGCTTTGCCGTCAGGGCAGAAGCAGCAGGCAGGAAAATTGATCTTTTCGCTGTTGTCTACCGCAGTGATTTTCTCTCTGAATCCTTTACTCATGCGGAATATGACGGAAAACGTTACCGCATTGACGGGGCTAACAGAGCTCAGAAGGACAGGCTTGTCCGTCTTTCTCTCGTCAGGGGGTGAGGGCATGAGCAGTGGCTTTGATTCTGATTTTTCAGATATTGACAAGCTGATAAAACAGCTTGATATGATGGACGAAAATGTTAACAAATCGGTGCGTGATGGCATGAAGGAAGGCGCAAAGCTTATTGAAAAAGAGCAGAAAGCACTGATCGCTAAAAAGTCCTCAAGGCTGGCAGAAGCTATCTCGCAAAGCCGTGTCTATGCAAACAGAAACAACGTTTTGGGAGTGAATGTCGGGTATCAGGCGGGGGCTTTCAAGGCTAAAGACGACGGCAAGACTGCGCCCGGAGTTGTGGGAATGATTTTTGAATTCGGCAGACCCGGACAAAAAGGTAAAGATACCATGAAACAAAAAAGGGGCGAAAACGAAGTCGATGTTACAATCGGACCAATAGACCCGATTCCGCATATCTGCAGGGGCTTTGACGCTAAAAAGGAAGAAGCCGCAGAAACTATCGCACAAAAGCTTGAAAAGGCTGTAGAAAAGACCTTAGGGGGCTGAATATGACTATTTCTGAAATACTGGACGGCATACTAAGTACTTTTGATGTGCCGTACTATGACCATATGCCGGAATTTGCTGAGGGTGAAGAGGACAGGCTTTTCATAAGCTACAATGTTTATGATGTGCCTGCCCTTTTTGGCGACGGGGCGGAAGACATGACCGAATATCATGTTACGGTAAGCATTTTCGGCTATATTGCGCAGGATGTAAACAGTCTGTATGATCGTGTTATTTCTGCGCTTACGAATGAGGGATTCTGCCGTCAGGGCGGAGTTTACTCGAAAAGCAATGAGTTCCCCGCTTACTACAGAAAAAGCGGGGAACTGTCTTTTGATCTCAGCTTTTAACTGACAACTACAAACTTGAAAGGAAGATTCATTATGTCAAAACTTAAACCGACTTACAACTGTGAAAAACTTTACATCTGGCCAATGATAGATGAGGAAAACGAGCTTTACGGTTCGCCTGTTATCCTTACAAAAAAGCTTATGACCTATGATGACAGCACCGCCAACAATACTACCGATCTTTACGGTGACGGTGTTGTTACTGACACTGCCGTTGATGAGGGAGCGGGGACTCTTGCACTCGGCATCCACGGGCTTACCGATGAGGAATATGCAAGCATTTACGGGGTCAGTATCGTCAACGGCGCAGTCGTTGAGACCGGAGAGGAAGTGCCGCCTTACTGCTGTGTTGCTCTTATGGCACGCAGGGGTAAAAATATCGTTACCCTCAGAAAGTGGCCGAAAGTACGCTTTGCAAAGCACACTGAATCTGTTCAGCAGAAGCAGGGCAACACTACCTACAGCACACCGACTCTTTCGGGTACATTCGTGCTTTGCGAGCGTCTTAACGCAAAGCGTGTGCGCAGAACTGTTGATCTCTCGACTCAGGCGGGTGCGTCTCTTGCACGTCTGTGGTTTGAAGATCCTGATATTATTGCACCCGGTCTTGCAAATACTTCATACCTTGCGGCTACAAGTGACGGCGATCCTATCACCGTATTTACTGATCTGACTCCGGGAACTCTCTATCTGAAAGGGGCGGCAGAAGCCGGAACCTCGCCATACAAGTATTACTTTGCTTACAGAAGGCGCGGGAATCCCGGATGGACCGATGTTGGCGACTCTGATTATACTACTACTGCATCTCAGACCGTCAGCCTTGCAAGCGACAAAACCTATGAGATAAAGATCTCTGTCAAGGATGGAGCGGACGTTGTTGTTGACAAGCTTTTCACTGTTACGACTGCGGCGCAGTCCTGAGAGGTCTGAAATATGCTTAAAGATCTTTTACCAACTGAAAGCGTCATACATATAGCAGGAAGGGAGTACCGGGTCCGGTACTCCCTGAACGCTTTATTATGTCTTGAAACGGAGTTCATGCCGCTTGAAAAAGTTCTTGAAACACAGTGGTATCAATGGGATCATGACACGGTTCTGCATCTGCTTCATGCTGCTATGTGTGATATGCCGTGGAACAGAAAGGCTGTTATCAGGCGCAGTTTTGACAGGGTTCGCCCTGATCTGTTCAGGCTCGGGCAGAGTATCGAAGCCGCTGATCTTCCTGCGCTCAGGGCTGAGATCGCTGACGCTCTTTTGAAAGCTATGCCCGACGTTCAGGATCATTCTGACGAAAAACAGGAAAGTGCCGCTGATGAGGGACATATGCGGGCAATCTGCGTTGACATTATGGGTATGTCCGAAGGACAATTCTGGAACAGCAGCTACAAGGACTTACATGAGCGGATAGACAAATACTTTGAAGCCAAAGGCCTGAAAGAAATGCCCGTCGAGGTCAGACTTTTTGACAAAGAAGACTGAAAGCAGGTGATATTTTGGCAAACGGAAGAAGTTATACATCACATTTCAAAGCGGACAGCTCCGGGTTTAAAAAGGGCGTTGACGATATGGTCAAGGCTCTTGAAAAGGCTAACAAGGAGCTGGTCAACAATCAATACCGTCAAAAAGACTGCAACAAGGTCATTTCCGACGCTCAGAAGGAAATTAAAAAGCTCGAAAAGGAACAAAAGGAAAATGGTAAGCTTGACGAAGAGCAGACCAAAAAGCTTAAAGCTCTCAACGATACCATCGAAAGCGAAAAGGTAAAGCTTGCTCAGCTTAAAACCGAACAGGCGGCTATCAAGGGAACTATCTCCGACTTATCAAAGGAAATTGCAGGCAACAACAAGGAGTGGGCTACTCTCAAGGCGACTATCGCAAACCTCGCAAGTGACGGGCTTGAGGCTCTCGGGCGTAAGCTGCTTGAGATCGGCAAATCCGTAATTGCAACAGGCGAACAGTTTACCGCTTCTATGTCCGAAGTAGGGGCGATCTCAGGGGCAACCGCTGAGGAAATGGAGCTGCTTGAACAGACTGCAAGAGAATACGGTGCGACTACAAAATTCTCTGCTTCCGAATCCGCTCAGGCTCTTAAATACATGGCTCTTGCGGGGTGGGACACTCAGCAGAGTATTGAATCTTTAGGATCGGTGCTTGATCTGGCTGCTGCCGGAAACATGGACCTTGCACAAGCTTCCGATATCGTTACCGACTACATAACCGCCTTCGGGCTTTCGGCTCAGGACAGTTCCCATTTTGTTGACGTTATGGCTTACGCTATGTCAAACAGCAACACCAATGTTGAACAGCTTGGTGAAGCTTACAAGAACTGCGCGGCAGGCGCGGGTGCTATGGGGTACAGCGTTGAGGATGTTACTGCCGCCCTTATGACCATGGCGAATGCAGGCATTAAAGGCGGTGAAGCGGGTACCTCTCTCAATGCCGTTATGACAAGACTTGCTACCGATACAAAGGGATGTGCCACTGCGCTTGAAGAATACGGCGTTTACATCTATGACAGTGAAGGCAACATGAAAAGTATGTCTTCTATACTTGAAAGTCTGGCTCAAACGTGGCAGGGTCTTACTCAAGAAGAGCAAGCCAATCTGGGTAAGATGATAGCAGGGCAGAATCAACTTAATGCTTTTCAAACTATGATGGCGGGGCTTTCGGACAAAGCAAAAGAAGCGGGTGCTTCTTTCAGTGACTACACAAAGGCTCTTGAAGAGTGTGACGGAACGTCTGAGGGTATGGCGAAAACTATGTCCGACAATCTCAGCGGCGATCTGAAAACTATGCAGTCCGCTTTTGAAGAACTCGCTCTTAAAATCTATGACAGCGGGGAAACTCCACTGCGTGACCTTGTAAAGTTTGTGACAAATAGCGTTGTTCCGGCACTTGATACTCTTATTAATCACATGGATATTATTGTGCCGATTTTTGTTGCGGCTGCGACTGCTGTAGGGTCGTACAAGGCAGCACTCGGCATACAAAGTATCATAAAAGGTATCACTCAGGCAACGACCGCTCTGACTGCTGCAAAGACCGGGGAAAAAGTCGCTACGGATGAAGCAACTGCTTCTCAGGCAGCTCTTAATACTGTTCAGGCGGCTAACCCTATAGGGCTTGTTGTTTCGGCTATCGGGCTTTTAGTGGGGGCTTTGGTGAGCTATTCGGCTATTACTGATACTTCCGCAAGGTCAACGGGAGAATATGCTGACGAGCTTAACAGGGCTAAAGGAGCAATAGAAGAATGTAATAATCAGCTTGACAGCGCCAAAAATCATTACAGTGATACTATAGCGAATGCGCAGGCAACAGCAGCACAGCTGGATGCTTTGGGAAAAGAGTATGAAGAACTCAGAACACAGGCTGATAAAACAGAAGGTCAGCAGCTTCTTATGAATAATATTGCCGAACAGCTGGCTAAAAGCATGGGCAAAAATATAGAAGATCTGAAAGATGAAGCCGGTGAATACCGTGACCTTACGGATGAAATAGATAAGTACATAGAAAAGCTTAAACAGCAGGCAGAAGTGCAGGCGGCAACCGAATTATATGGGGATGCAGTAAAAACCAGAACAAAGGCTTCTGTTGAATATGCGGCTCTTGAAAGCAAGGCAAAGGATTATTATGCTCAACACAAGGACGAACTGGATGAGTATGTACTTCTTGGCGGAAAAGAGGGCAGCGGCAGAATAACTGATGTAACAAAAAAGTTTGAAGAGTTCAGAACAGAGCTTTCAAGTCTAAAATCTGTTTATGATGAAGCTTCTGAATCTGTGGATTTATATGCAGATAAAGTTGAAGAAACTGTTAAAGCTCAGAATGAGCAAGCTGCGGCTAATAATTCATCAGGCGCAGCTTTGGACGGAGTCAAGGGCAAGCTCGAAGAAGTCGGGGACGCTGTGGATGATGTTCAAGCGTATGCTGATAAGATGCTGAACGGTGAAGAGGGGTATGACCTGAAAGGCTTTTATGAACTTTTCCGTAATACGGGAGAGGCGGCAGATTATTTACAAGAAAGGCTGACAAACGCAAACAGGGCTCTTGAGGATAACAGGACCAAGATCAAAAATACTCAGGATGAAATCGAAAAACTGAGAAAGGAACTCAACAAGCCTGATATAACAGACGAGGACGCTATAATTAAAGGTCAGCAGCTTGAAGAAGCCAAAGAAAAGCTGGCGCAGCTCAGGACTGAACAGGTAGGGCTTAAAGAAGA